CGTGGTCTTGCCCTCGAGAGCGGTTTCCTCACTGCTGGCGTAGACCGAACCGACCTCCATCACGTTCAAGGCGCGTACCCGCACCAGGTAGCGACCGGCATAGATGCCCGGCACGTCGAAACCGAGCGCCGAGGTTCGCGGCACCCGCACCCAGTTGCCCGAGTCCTTGCGCCATTCGGCCTCGTAGGCCACCGCGTTCGGCGCGGCATCCCAGGAGGCCGACAGGCTGGTCACCGCCAACCCCTGGTCGACCTTGGTGAAAGCCTTGATCCGCACGTTCTGCGGCGGCGCCTGCACGCCCGGCGGAATGCTGGTGACCGGCGGCAGCTCGATGCGCGCACCGTTGTCGATGGCGTCGAACTTGCTCGCGTTGTGTTGCAGCGCGGTGATCTCGAAAAGGTTGTCCTCCGGCCGGGTGATGCTCATGATGCGGAAGCGCTGGGTGGTCAGGCTGTTGCTCTGCAGCGCCCACTGCCCCTGGGGCCGAGGCGTCTCCGAATAGGCGGCGGTCACGCTCAGCACGCGGCCGACCACCGACTGGACGCTGCGCGCCTCGGCCTTGCCGTTCGGCAGGTTGACCAGCAGGCGATCGCCGGGTCGGGCCTCGACGTCGCGGTCGAGGGTCAGCGCGCGGCCATCCACCGCGCTCAGGCGTCCGCCGATCTGCTTGCCGGACTTGACCGGGTCGGCTACGGCGATGATCTTCCCCGGCGCCAGCCCACGGCCATCCATGCCGGTGCGGAAGGTCACCGCGTCCTGCTCCAGCTCCTCGGTCAGCAGCGCCCACTGGCCACGCCGCTGCGCCTCGCCCTCGGAGGTGCAACCGATCGCGGTGATCTCCAACTGGCTGATGCCGTAGCGGCGCTGCGCGCGGTCATTGTTCACCGCTACCGGTTGGCTCTGGTAACCGTTGCCCGGATTGTCGTAGTTGACCAGGGCCAGGGTGTGGCGATCGCGCTGGCGGCTGCTGCTGTAGTTGAAGTGGCTGCCGTCGTCGCCACGCACGGTGTTCGACGGTGAGAAGGTGTAGGCCTCGTCCTCCGGCATGTCGGATACCGCGACCATTTCCGCGCCGGACCAGTAGGACATGCCGCGGAAGATCGCTGCCAGGTCGCGCAGCACGGTCCAGGCTTCGGCGCGACTCTGCAGGTACAGGTTGCAGCTGAAGCGCGGCTCCTGGCCGCCCTTGCCGTCGGGCACCGACTGGTCGCAGTACTGGGCGATGCGGTACAGCGACCACTTGTCGACCATGCTCGCGTCGATCCGCCGACCGAGGCCGAAGCGCTTGTGCAACACGATGTCGTACCAGTGCCAGGCCGGGTTGCTGGTCCAGGCCGACTTGAACGAGCCGTCCCAGGTGCCGCTGTAGCTACGGGTCTGCGGATCGTAGTTGCTCGGCACCCGCACCCGCCGGCCGCGCGCTTCCACCGATATCTGCGGAATGCTCTGGAACTGGCTGGCATCGAACTCGACGAACAGCAGCGCGGTGTTCGGGTAGCGCAGCTTGGCGTCGATCACCTCGGTGATCGCCTCGACCCGCATGGTGTCGGCGATGCGGTTGTTGTTCTGGTTCGGCGTCAGGCGGCGCACGCGCACCTGCCAGCCGCTCCGCGCCTCCGGCAGGTCGACACGGTGGGAGCGCTCGTAGCGGCTGGTGGACTTGTCGTCCAGCGAAGCCTTCAGCGCTTCCTGCCAGGCACCGCCGTCGACGGCGATGTCGATCGCGTAGTCGATGCGGTAGCCGACCACGTCACCGTTTTCCTGCTGGCGCTGGATGGCCGGCCAGGACAGGCGCAGGCGCACCGCCGAGAGCTGGGTGTTGTTCACCGCGCGGACCCAGGGCGCGTCACTCTTGAGTTCGACGCCGACCGCCAGTTCGTTTTCCACGGCGGGCACACCGGCAATGTGTTCCTGGTCCACCGAGCCCGGACGGAACTCCCAGGTCACTCCGGGGAAGTTCACCGAGCCGTCCGCCGCCAGCAGCGGCGTATCGTCCAGGTAGATCGAACGGCCGTCGACGCCACCGTCGAACTCGCCTTCGCCCAGTGCCAGGAGAATCTTCGCCCGCGCGATCGAGCGCACCGAGTCCGGCATCTCCACCGGCTGGCGCGGCTTCTTGCTGCCACCCTTGTGGCCCGTGATGGTCTTGTTCATGACGTTCCTTCAGGCAAAAAAACGCCCGCGCATGGCGGGCCTGTTACGGCGTTGCCGGCTACAGCCGGTCCTCGGCATAGATGCCGGCGCTGATCACCGCGCCGCCGATGCGGCGCTTGCCATAGAGCACGCCGACCGGATGGCCCTGGGCGATGGTGTTGACCGGGCCGCCGAAGGCATAGCTGGGGGCGTTCTCGGGGGCCTCTCGGCCCTTCAGGCCCTTGGGTTGGGGGCTGAGCATCTGCATGACGCCGCCCGCCAACATGCTGACTCCAACGGTTACTAGGAACGAACTGGTTCCACCGGAGAAGAACGTCGTGAATCCACCCACGACAATCAAGGCAGCCCCCAGAATCGTCTGGAAAAGCCCCGCCTGCTTGCTCCCGATCACCAACGGCACGATGCGGATATCCTCGCGTCCGCGCATGTCCAGTTGCTCGCCGGACAGGTTGGTACGCCCGCGGAACACGGCGAAGGTCAGCCCTTTCGACTCCGCCTCGCGCATGAACGTCTCGAATCCCTCCATGGTGTGCTTCAGGGCACTCATCGCCTCGCGTACCGTGCCGCTTTCCAACAACCGGCCGTGCATGCGGCCGAAGCGCTTGCCCAGAACCCCGTATAGACGGATGGTGGTGAGGCCCTGACTCAGGGTGTCACTCATGGACCTGTTCCTCTCGTGAAGAGCCGATTCCGACGGCTCGCTTGAATATGTCGTTCACTGCGGCATCTGCGTGTGCCGCAAGACCAGGCGCGTGCGTTCGATCCAGGGTCCGCCGAACACGTCGCGGGTCGACAGCCGTCCGTACAGGTGGTGCAGCAGGAACGGTCCGTCGCCGCCGAGCGCCTGGACCGGCTCGCTGTCCAGACGCCAGTCATTGCCCAGGTAGATGCCCGCGTGGTTAGGGTGCAGCGCCCTCCCGACCTGCATCACCAGCATGTCGCCGCGGCGGATTCCGGCCAGCGGCACCGGCCGGAATCCAGCCGCCGCATAGTGCTGCTCGTAGAGGCTCTCGCCGGTTTCCCACCAACCGTCGCGGCGCGGATAGTCCGGAAGCTCCAAACCTGCCTCGCGGCGGTACCAGTCGCGACAGAGGCTCCAGCAGTCGAGCACGCCGTGGGCGAACTCGCGGCCGAGCAGCGGCGCCCGATAGCCCTCCGGCGCTAGATGCGCGACATCGCCTTCAGGCCAGGACAGGATCACCCAGGGCAGACCATGCAGTTCGCAACTGACCCGATCGGCCATGCTCGGCGTGGCCGGAACGTCCGGGTGGCTGTGGACGATGGCCAGGACCTCGCCCTGGTCCTCGGCAGCGCACCAGTCCTGGTGATCGATCACGAAGTGCTCGCTGGGCGATCCGGCTGCGTTGCGACAGGCCACGTAGCGGCGTTGACGCACACCGCGAACGATCAGCCCGCAGCATTCGCGCGGATGCTCGCGGGCGGCGTGTGCGGCGATGGCCCGCTGCAGGCTGCGGCTCAGTTCCATGCTCACATCCTGACCAGGCCGGCGCCGGCGAAGCCGCCGTGGGACAGCGGGTTGTCCGCGCCGAAGCGCAGCTTGCAATCGCTGACCCGGCCGCCGCAGCGGTCCAGCGCCGGATCGTCCACCGGATTGCCGTCGGCATCGAACATCGCCGTGCCGGTGTAGTTGCAGTCCTGCCCGCGGTACTCGTTGGTGATGCACCAGTGGCACAGCGAGGTGATCTGGCGCGCCGGGATCTGCTGGCCCTGGAAGTCCGGCGGAGCGGACAGCTCCCAGGTCACCTGGACGCTGTTCTCGGCGGTCTTCTGCTCGAGGAACCAGATGTTCAGGCGCTCCTGGGAGGGGTCGGCCTGCGGGTTGCCTTCGGCGAAGTTGGCCGCATCCAGGTAGTGCGCATAGGTCTCGCGCACGGTCAGGCGCGCGCCTACCAGGCCATCGAAGAACAGGCAGAGCGCGCTGATGCTGCCGTCAATGTTGCCCACGCTAAGGGTCGGCGAACTGGCCCGGCCGTCGCCGCGCTGCTCGAAGCCGCGCGCCTCCAGCGGCCAAGCTTGGTAGACGTTGCCCTGCCAGTGGATCGGCCCCTGCTGCAGGTGGCCGTGGAAGCGCAGCATCTCGCCGCCGAACCCGGTGCAATCCAGGTCGAACAGGCGCACCAGCGCCCCAGGCTCGAGGGCCTGGTCATCGGCTGTGATGGTCATGCTTACCTCACGGATTGAAGACTTGCTGGAAGGTGGTGTTCAGGGTGAACACGCCGTTGCCGCGCGGTCGCAATTGCCAGCCCTGGGCGCGCACCCGTACCGGTTCGCCAGTGGGCAAGGTCCAGAGGAACGAGCGGTAGCCGCCGTGGCGCTTGAGGAAATCGCGGATCGGGCCGATCAGCGCGAGATCGCCGGTACGCGAAACCTGCCAGGTCTCGCTGAGGTTGTTCAGCCCGTCGCCGAGCGCCTGGCTGTAGCCGCCGCCGTACTGCACCTGGCGCACCAGTTGGTTCGCCTGGCCGGCGGAATCGATCGAGATGTCCCAGGTAAAGCGTTCCAGATCAGCCATTCACCATCCTCCATACCAGGCCGCCGGGGCGCAGCTCCTGCGCCACCACGTTGCGCGCGGCATCGTTGATCATTCCCGCCAGCTGCTGTCCCGTACCGTCGTCGCCGCTGGCCGTCGCCGCGCCCTCGCGGCCGCCGCCCAGGCTGACGCTGGTGGAGAAATTGAAGACGTTGCCACCCTCGCCGCCGCCGAGCGCGCGCACGCCGAGCACGCCATCGGAACCGCGACTCAGCGGCATGATGGCTTCCGGCCCACGCTCGCCGATCAGCGCCGGACGACCGCCGGCCATGCTGAACAGCGCCGGCGCGCTCTGGATGCCATCGTTGAAGGCACCGCCCCTGGCGAACCCAGGCATGCCTCCGGCGCGTTGCTTGCTGACCCAATTGGCCATGTCCGAGCCGGTGTAGTCGGAAATCCGCGAGCCCGCCGTTGCGCCGCTACCGAAGAACCCGCTGACCGCACCGACGATGCCGCCGATGATCTGCAGCGTCGCCTGCCGCGCGGCGATCCGCGCCATATCCTGGATCACCGAGTCGGCGAAATCCTTGAACGACAGCTTGCCCGTGGTGGCAAAGGTGAACAGGGCGTTCTCCATATTGGTGAAAGCGTTGGTAAACAGCATGTCCATCATTCCCGAGACGTCCTGCGCCTGGTCGCGCAGGCTCGCCCAGGAGGCGTCCATCTGTTCGACCCAACTGCCCACCGGCTTGCCAGCGCTCGCCGAAGCCCCTCCAGCCGATACCTTGGAACCGTCCCCGGTCTGCCCGGAAGCAGTGGC